AAGGTCAGCCGCTTTTCCAAATCCGTACTTTCCAAGACCAAGCAAGGCTTTTCCACCAGCAGCTACAGCAGGAACAAGTTCACCCGCTTTTACATAGCTTTCTAATTCTGGTTTTATTTTTTCGCCCCTAAGTCTTTCATAACCTTTTTGAAATTCTTTTGTGGTTGGAAAAATTGTTTCATATCCAGCCAATTCGCCTTTTGCTTCTGGAGTAAACATGGATTCAATGTCACCCGGAATTCCAACAATTCCAGTTCCAAGACCTAAAGCACCAGCGCCAATTTTTTCTCCAACAGTAGGTTCGGCAACAGGAGATGTTTGTTTAGCAGGCGCAGATTCATCAAACTTTATTCTGCTTTTTGCAGTAGTTGGTTCATCAAATTTGATAGCCATAAATTACTCCACGGTTGCTGGTTTGCCGCCAACAAGAATTTTTGTTCCTTTATCAAGGTTAGCAGCCTCTGCTTCTTGAATAGAGTTAAAAGACCTTCTTGGTGTTTCTCCGCTTTTTGCAACACTAGAATAACGCTTAGTCAATCCCTTAAATCCGGGGTACTCTGCTTCTAAAATGTCTTGTTGATAGCCCATCTCATCAACTGCTTCTTTCAAGTTGTCTTCTAATCCTTTTGCAGTCAAGTTGCGCCAATTGTAAATTGGGCCAAGTATTTTTTGTTCAGACAACGTAAGAGCCTTGCCGCCAATTAGGAATTCTTGCGACTGAAACTTTGCTAACTTTTGAGCCAGTGCAGGATATTTATCTTGCAAGTTCAAAATTACGTCTGGTATATATTGGTTTTGAGGGCCAATCAATTTTCTAATTTGTGGGTCTTGCAAATCTTCCAAAATAGAATTTACGTTTTCTTTTGCTACATGCCTAAACCTGTGTTCATCTTTGGTCTTAGTGTCTTTTGGCAATTCTTGAGAAACACCAGCAGCAGGCGTTTTAAGGCTTGCAGCAAACCGTCTTAACTCTTTCGCATCTGCTAAATGACGACCTTCAGCTTCTATCTTTTCTTGATTTCTACGCTGGTCTCTTTCATAATCTGCTACCGCTTTGTCAGCAGACCTTTTAACTTCTACTGCCCTTTTGTGCGCTTCAACAAGACCGTACTTTTCTGCGTACTGTTTCATAAAGTTAGCGCCAGACTCAGCAAAAGCAACCGCTGCACGTTCATCAGCAGCGCGTTTGTCGCGGGTAAAATCTTCTAACGAATGACGTAATTCAGACTCTAAAAACGTAGCTTTTTGTTGCAATGCTTTAAAGTTCTTTTCAAACTTGATTTGCTCTTGTTTAAACAAGTCAGCACGGCCTTTCTGATGACCTTCTAACATGCCGTTCATGGCGTGCATAGCCAGCATAGCGTTCTGTTTACCGCCAGCACCAATAGCAAAGCCAATGACGTTAATTAAGGAAAACAACGCAGCTTGGTCTTGCAGATTCTCTCTGCTAGGCTCAAAGTGAGCGTTCATGTAAGCATCGTCAATTTTGCTTTTTTGTTCTTTTATAGGCGCATCTCTTTCTTCTCGGCGTTTAGTAGCTTCTTCTGTTCCAGCTAATAATGATTTAGCTTTTTCATGGGTGCGCTCTGCTTCACTAACAGCTTTATTTATCTCTAATTTTTCAACTGCTGAACTGGTTTCTAATTCTTTGCGTCCAGCTTCTTCTGCTTTAGACGTAAGTTCTTTCAAAGGGTCTGTAATCCCTAATGCTTGAGAAGTTTTAGGAGACAATGTTTCAGCCATGATTAACCTCAAGGTGTTGGTGCAGTTGGTGCTGGAGTACCAGCCATTATCCTAGCCATGTTGCTATAGTAATTGCTAGTTAAGTTGTTGACGTACTGGTCTGCCTGCATACCTACTTTAATAGCACCAGTCATTATGTTGTCAGCAATGCCAGACAGCTTCAGACCGTAGTCATACTGACCTTGCAACAACTGTTGTCGGAAGGCTTCTACCTGTGCCATAGACTGCTGTGCGCCTACACCGCCACGGCGCTCTGCACCCTGCGCTGCCTGTGCCTGCACTGCTTGCAATTGTTGTTGGGCAACAGGTGTTAGTTCTCCACGCTGCGCTTTGCCAATCATTTCCTGTGCTTGCTGCTTGTAAGGTGCAGCCAAAGCAGACAACTCTTCTTTACCAGCTTGTCCAGCCTGCTGTGCTTTGTTGGCCTGATAAGCACCTATCAATCCTTGCAAGCCAGAAATGCCTAACTTCTTTAAGGTGTCTTCACTAAATCCTGTTGCTTTTGATGCTCTGCCTAACAAGTCAAGGTCTTTTGGTGTTGCTGCGGTTACTGGAGCAGTAGGTGTTTCACCAAACGCACCGTATTGAGTTTTTGTTGCAGCATCAGAGCCATACAAGTAAGGTTGAGTAGGAAACGTAGGAGCAGTCTCTGCCCCGTAAGAAGGTGTATACGAACTAGGAGTAGCAACCTCTGCTGTGGGAAATGTAGAAAACGGTGCTGCTGCCGGGTCTGGTGATTCAGTAACATCTGGGCCAGCAGGCACAGAGGCGGGAGTAGGGTCAGGAGTAGCTGTTTCAATAGGAATCAAATCTTCCTCTTCAAAAGACGGAACTCCAGTGTCAGCATGTGGCCTACCAGAGCCTCCACGCTCTTTCAGTAAGTCAGCTTCTTCTTGGTTGATATACGCCAACATGTGACCGGGCGGGGCTTTCTTTTGTAGAAGCCTCGCTATCTTGCGTATATCGCCGCCAACACTGGTAATTTGTCTTACTGCTGATGCCATGATTAAACTCCTAAAGCGTCTTTAAGACGCAAGGTTTCCTCGTTCCAAACTTTTTTACGCTTCTTACCCGTGGACGGGTCTTCAATTTCACCAGCCCCACGGTATGCTGTCAACCCCGTTGTAGTACCCAAAGCTTGACTTAAAGGAGAAGTTGTAGCAGGGGTTTTTGGTGGAGTTTTACTTGTAAACACTTTTATGTTTGGTTTGTAAAACTTATCTGGCACTGTCTCTTCTATAAGAGATGTCTCTACAGGTTCTTTAACAGAACTAGGAACAGGTTCTGTCGTAGTCGTAGGAGTAGTAGTAGTGGGAGTAGTTGCAGATGGAGTCTTAAAAGTAAAACTTGGTGTTTTTGTAGAAGGTTTAGCCGCAACAGGAGGAACTAAGCTAGGCGTTCCTGTAGGTGAAGTTACAGGAATTGTTGTAGGAGTTGTAGGCGCAAGAGACTCTCCAGCTTTAGGCTGAACAGAAGGAGTTGGCTCGACAAGAGGGCCAGACAAAGTATCTGTTGCTGTTTTGGTTTTTATATCAGGAGCAGCTATAGCATCTGTTGCTGTTGCTGTTTTTGTCTTTTCTGTTGTTGCTGTATTAATTGCCTCACTAATTTTAGAGCTGTCAACCCTAGAAGTGATGTTTGTATCAATAGCAGTAATTGTGTTTGTCTGCGGGTTAATAATTATTCTTGCTTGCGGGTCATAAACAACAGATGTTCCTGTCCTAGTGTCAGGCTCAACTTTTACTGTTGATACAACACCTGTAGGACTTATGATAAGAGCATCGCCAGTATTTGCATCTACAGCAATAACAACATTTTCACCAGCAGCAGTAGGAGATGTTTCAGCCGCAGTTATTGTTTCTGCTGGTATCTCTATACCAGTAGGGCTTACAGCGCCAGAAGCAATGTTTTCCAACATTAACCTATCTCTGACAGGCATAGTCTCAATGTTGGCAGGAGTAAAACTAGCAGAATTACTAGTGTCACCAAACATGCTATATAAAATAGGATTTGTGTTTTGTAATTGAGCGGCTGCTTCTGTTGATATGTTTAAGTTTTGAGCAACCCGTTGCGTTGAAACTTTTACAGGTGTAGGCGCTGGAGGTGTTTGTGTAGATGTATCAACACGGCGAGGGTCTGTTTCAGCAAAAGATGTTCTTGCTGCTAATGCTGTTCCGGGGTCACCACCAGTTGTAGGAATTAAAGCAAAAGCAGGGTTTTGTATTGTTTTATCTGTTTGTGCTTGCGGAACTAATTGTTGACCACCAATAAAACCACTGAGAGCGCCAGCAGACATAATGCCAGTAGCAACTATTGCTGTTCTAATTTTTTCACTTGCACTTGCAGCTTCTCTGAGAGCAGTTTGTCCTGCTGGTGTAGAAGCAAGTCTAGCAAGCAATGCTTGTGTTTCTGCTGTGGCTGCGGGAATCATTCCTGCACCAGCAAACGCTGTTGATGAACTTACATAATCTTTTTTTGCTGTTTCATTAAACGCAGCAAGAACACCCTGTGCGTCCATAGGCACTTCTGCAACAGGCGTAGGAGCAGGAGCAGGCGCTTCTGCAACTGGAGTAGTTTTAGATGCTGCTGCTCCAGCTTGACCGGCTGCTGTACTGAACGCGCTCATAAGAGCGCCCTTTTCTCCACCAGCCACAGCACCACCAGCAGCAGAGCCAACAATGTTTGCAATATCAGGGCTTGCATTTATAACATTTGAAACAGCAGATGTTGTTCCACTGCTAACAAGACCAGCTAAAGCTGCTTTTGCTACATCATCTTCATTACCACCACCAACAGCAGTTTTTACCGCAGAAGCACCAGCAGACACAATAGCATTTGTAACCGCTGGACTGCTAAGAACTCCATTAACTACTTTTGCAACTTCTATAGAACCATAATTGACAGCAGCGTTAGTAACAGCGTTGGCTAATGCTTTTTCAGGAGTTTGTCCTTGTGCAATTCCTGACACAGTGTTTGCAATAGCAAGTCCTGTTGCTTCTGCTAAAGGCCCGGCAGCCATAACTCCAGCACTAACAAGTTCTGATGCAATAGCAGAGCCAACACCGGGAAGAACAAAAGACAAAACTAATGGAAGTGCTTGTGACGCAAAACTAGGTTCCGCAGCTATTGATGCTTTTACCTGTTCATTTACTATGGCATTTTTTGCTTCTCTTGCTGCTTCTTGTTGTGCATAAGCAGCTTTATCTGCCATTGCTTTTTCAACTATTTTTTTAAGACCGGCAGGACTTCCTGACGGAAGACTCATAAGAAACTCCACTTGTCTCATCAAACCGGGAACAGATTGAATTTCTTCTTCTGTGTATCCAGTGTTAGCAAAACCTGCCATAACTACACTCCTAAAGCTGACGCTATTTGTTCGTGAATAGATAGGTGTACACCTAGCCAATCATAGAAGTCATCTTCTACGTTCCAATCAGCATCTAACAATTGAAACGGGTTGTCAAGGGCAAGGATAGAGGCCAGAGACTCATGTTCTTGGTTATGCACAAACAACCAGTCATCAAGGTTTTCGGGGCTGGCATCTGTTATAGGATACTTAGGGTAGGTCACTCCCGTATCAGTAATAATCTGGTGGAACAGACGATGCTGCACACCGTTCTCAAACAGCATCTCTGCTAGTCCATCCTTGTCGCCAAACTTGACGTAACTTAAAGCGTCCATGTTAATAGTCCGTCCCTACTCTTTCTTAAAGAATTCGTTGCGGATAAGGATGTATGTCTTTAACACGGTAAAGATAAGCGTAGCCCACACCATCATGTCATAAGATGTAAAGTGACTTGCAATAGTCCCTGCCCAAATAATGAGCAAGTCTAAGAAAGAGGTCTGTGAGTGTTCTTGTTCCATGTCAAACAGCGTAGTAAGGCACTTTTACTACTGTGCCGTTAAGGTCAACACTAAAGAATCCAGCAGGCACTAACAGAAGACTAGACGTTGCAAATGTTGCACTAGAAGATGTAGTGCTTGTAAAGTTTGTGGTCTGTGCGTTGATGTTGCCACCAGTAATAGTCACACTGGTAGAGTTCTGCAAAGCCATGTTGCCAAGGCCTGTGACGTTGGCATTGGGTACGTTGGCTAGTGAAATAGTGACGTTAGCAGACAAGTTGCCGCCACCAGTGAGCAGACCGCCTGCAATCACGTTGACTGTGTTGGGTACTGCGCTAGGTACGTTAGCAATAGGAACAGTGGTTAGTCCTATGGTTACGTTGCTGGTAAGTGGGCCACCACCAGTAAGAAGTCCAGAGGCTAAGACGTTAACAGTGTTAGGCACAGCACCCGGCACGTTAGCCACAGGTACGCTAGTAAGACCTAGTGTGACATTGCCATTTAACCTACCGCCACCAGTAAGCAATCCGCTAGATAAGACATAGGTAGTGTTGGCAGTAGCGCCTACACTATTGGCATCTAGGACAACAATACCCGTCTGACCATTGACAGACTGCACTGCATCTGTATTGTCAATCTTTTGCCAAACAGTACCGTTAAATACTGCAAGGTCACCTACTTGCCAATCGGTAATGCCGTTAAGGTTAGTGCTACCCGCTACAGAAACGTAGTAGTAGTCACCTTTGCTTCCAACACTGGAGGTAAGCGTAGGCGTGTTAGAGCTGGCATCCCAAGTCCCTTTATAGACAAGAGCGCCAACAAGATTACCTAAACCGCTTACCGTCTTTAACATTAGCTACCATCTCCCGGCGTGACATACACCACAGCCGTGCTAGTGCTTGTCAGGCCTGTGAAGTAAGCGTTGGGTTGGAAGGTAAGAATTTCATCTGTACCAGCAAGTAGAGGAATACTGTTACCCGTACTGGTGACAGCAGCCGCACTATTGCCCGCTTGTGCAGAGGTAGTACCTACACCCATAAACACAGTTACAGAGCCTGCGTTAAGAACACGGTACTGGTTACCGCCTAACGTGCTAGATAAAGCCTGCACAGGCGTAGGTGCGCTAGTAGCTGCGGTAAACGCAACCGTGTTACCAGACGGGCAGAAAGGTGCATTTACGCTCATGCTTGACTCCAAGGTAGTGCCAGTGAAACAACAGGCGGGTTTATCAAATCAGCAATCTTGAGTTTTACTTTTGCCTCTACATCACTTTTCTCTACACCGCTAGACCACACCCAAGCAAGTACGTCATCAGGAGTAAGGTCTTTGTACTCTACAAAATTACCGCCTTTATAGACAAACTCACATACACCAAAATCAGAAACAGAATAAGTTTGGTCATCCTGTTCTTGCTCAACAGAACATATCCAGTGAACCTCTGTAACAACACTGGTCTTGCCTTCTGTTTGAGGAAGGCATTTCATTTGTTCAATTGTCCATGTAGTGTTCATGCTGCCTCCAGTGCTGCGATACGGTCAGTCAGGGATGTGATTAGGGCTTGTTGTTCTTGAATTGCTTTGACTAAATGCGGTGTCAAACGTGAATAGTCCAACTGCCACATATCATCATCAGTTTTACCTTTGGTTACTACACCAGACAGAATTGGCTCAAGTTCTTGGGCGATAAAACCATATTCTTGATGAAAATCTCCGTCAGTCCAATCGTATTGGCGAACCTTAACATTCATTAAAGTCGGTAAAACCGAATTTGAATCTGTAATGTTTGACTTTAATCTTTGGTCAGACGTAGTGTTATAAACAACAGCAGACGTAGCGCCTACTCGCTGAACACTACCAATAAAAGTTCCGTTCAGAGAACATCCATAATATACGCCGCCTGATGCAGAAGCAGTGTCGTTAGCAACAAAACCAACAGCGGAAGAACCATTAAAAGCACTTATTACTTTCCCAGTATTAACTACTGTCGTAGTCCCCACCAGCAAGTTACCGCTGTTATCAAGGGTCATTACTTGGGTAAACGTTGCTGTATTACCCGCTGTTCCAGATGGTGCTGTGTACCATTGATGCTGCCCCGAAGATTGTTGGTATCGGCAAGCATAGTCAGTGGTTATATATTTCCAATTTGAACCATCAAAGTATGTGTTTATAGTTGAATACAAGTTAGTTAAATAAGCCCCAAGTGCTGCATATCCAACTTGAACTGGCTTTATAACTGACCACGCGCTAGGTACAATTCCTATCCCCACGTTCTGGCTTGCGTCTATATAGACAGCGTTTGTTCCATTAGTAGAGATACCCACTGCATTAGTGGCAGGCAAGTACATACCATTACCAGTTACGCTTGTTCCAGTAGGAATAAGTTTTGTTGCCGTTGCCGTGCCGGTAGTAGCAAAGTTAGTTCCGTCAAAAGTTAACGCACTACCAGTAGTAACTACCTTGCTGCCGTTGAGATACGCTACTGCATTGGCTGTTCCGTATGACAACGTAAGGCTTGTGGATACAGTGCCGCTAGTAATGTTGTCAGTAGTAATGTTTGCAGTGGTAATGTTTGCAGTGGTTACATTCGAACTTGTAATTGTTGACGTAGTAATTGTTGCAGTACCAATAACAGCAGTAGTTATGTTTGCTGTAGTCACGTTAGCAGTAGTGACCGCTACGTTTGTTAACGTAACATTGCCGCTACTAATAGTGACATTAGCCAGCGTCATGTTGTTAAGCGTAGTCACGGTGTTACCCAACTGGATAGCCGTGTTGCCTAACGTAATGACGGTAGCAAAGTTGCTGTCAAGCTGCGACAACGGAATAGATGCCGTTGCCGTGCCGAATGTATATGGGACTGCCATTTAGAACCTCACTCTCAATTCATGTTCAAACTCAAACGTGTTGTACACAAAGCCTGCGCTATTGCTTGTGATAGTCAAACCTAGATACTTACCGTATTGCTGCGCGTCACTCTTGTACAGGGCATAACCATTGGACGTAATCCACCCAATAGTGTTATTGCTGTTGTTTTTCCAAGGGATAGCTGCAATGCTATTGTTATACCAAACAACCGCATTGTCTAGCGTGTAAACAGGGCTAGAACCAGCCTCACTGTCCACCGTTACGCTAATGGTAGAGGCATTGTTAAGCGTAGCCTCTATGCCAAACTTCAGAGCCTGTTTGGTACGGATGGGGTCACCCATAGGCATCAAGGCCGTGCGGATGGTGCTAGACACATTTCCAGTGGCATCACTATAGAGCCGGTATAGGTCTGTGCCGGTAGTGCCGTACAAATTAATCAGGCCAGACAAGGGAACGGACGTAATGTAGGTCAGGCTTCCTTGGCTAGAGATGAACCACTTCTTCTCAAAGAACACCGCTTGTATAGCACGAGCGCCAAGAATTGGGTCATTGTAGGTAAAAGAAAAGGCTGCACACAGAATGTTGTTTAGCAGAACTTGACCGGCAGACACCGGCTTTGTGAAATCTATGTATGGGAAAACACCGTCTAGCTGGTCAGAAATCTTGCTGGTAGTAGAGCCAACCAGAGCGTAGATGCCGTAATCGTTCATGAACAGGACAGAACGGAAATACGGGAAGATAGCGTATATACGTTTTGTGCCTACGCTGGCGCTGACGTTGGTGTTGGTAAACAAGGTTGCGCCGCTAGTGGTAACCCGTAAATCCGAAAACACGTTGATACTGTCATCACCAAAGATGTACAGGAAGTTGTTAGCAGAGAGCAAGCCTTTAATGTTGCCGTGCAGCGTAGAGTCTGTGAGGGTCAGAGCGCCAGCAGAAACAGAAGTAAAGTCACTGTAGCTTCCAGCCGCAGAGTAATACACAGTACGTCCAGCCGCCACCCATGCCCTGCCAGAAAAAGTAGCAACATCAACTATCTGGTCAAGGTTGATTACTCCTGTAGCAGTAGCGCCAGAACCGGGTGTGCCGCTGCTGTCAGAAATAGCTACCGTCACATTGGACGTAGAGGTGTATCCAGCGCCGGGGTTAGACATCAAAATCTGGGTAATTTGACCGCCGCTGACAATAGCGTTAGCAGTTGCCCGTGTTGTCCAGCCGGTTACATCTCCAATAGTGACTGTGACGTTAGCAGAGTTGGTGTAGCCCGTGCCAGATGTGTTTATCACCACAGACACAGTGCCTGTCTTGAATGTAACAAGGGAAGCAATAGCGGTAGCGCCAACAGACGCGCCACCACCAGAAATAGTTACGGTAGGAGGTAGCGTATAGCCTTGACCAGCGTTTGTGAGGGTAATACTGCTTATTACATTTGCTAAGACAGTAGCTACGGCTGTTGCCTGTACGTTGCCAGTAGTCTCTTGTGGGGCAGAAAGGATAACGCTAGGGGTTGAGGTATATCCAGCACCAGCACTTCTAACGCCTATAAATCCTACAGCGCCTATGCTGGAGACATTGGCTCCATCCCAAGTAAACAATCCCTTGTCTGGGTCACCAATGATGACGCGCTGGTTCTTGTATTGGGCGGCAGATACATTGCCAGAAGAGAACGTACCCGCAGCGGCTACATTGCCTATGTTGGCAGTACCGCTAGTGTCTAGCTTGACGTACTGCGCCCTGCCGTTAGCCTCAAATCCAAGAATGTAATCATTGACATCAATGTTGGCAGAGGTAAGAAAGCTGACCGTGTTGGCAAAAGCTATAACGTTGTTGCTAGCATCTTTGACGGTAGATTGAGCGGGAATAACTTTGATGTTGCCGTGACCAATCGGCATGGCATTCTCAATCCATGCAAATTCATCTTCTTTTATCGCCGTTCTATTAGCCTTTGTGTTTAGGCTAGTGAAGTTCTTGACGACAGCATACGACTTTTTTTGCTCTGCTGCTGCCATGATTAGTACGGGCTAGAGTAAGGGTCAGGGATGCGGCGCGTGAATACGGAGTTCTGCACAGCATTGACTTGCTTGCTGTACTCTTGTTTGTAGATTTCAGCCTCACCGTAGCTTTGTTCTTTGTACTTGGCTTTGTAGGCTGCGTAAAAAGCTACAGGGCCAGTGTACGGAGCAACGATGGTGTCAGTGACGCTAGGTGCAGAGGTCTGCAACGGCGTAGGCATGATTACCGTATCTAGTTCTATGTAGTAGCTTTGGTCTGGAATAGGAGAGATATAAATCTGACCCTGACCATACGTTGAGAAGCAAATAGGCCTGCCAACATAGTTTTGCCAGTAACGCAGTTGGGCATTAAAGTTTGTCCACGGCAAGTAGCGCAGCGGAATGCGGCTATTTCCCCAATACAAGTTGACATTCATGATGTCTAGCGTGTACTGACCGTTAGGCATAGCGGCGTAAGTAATTATTTCCGCATTGCTGGAGTATTGCAACGTTGCTGTACCGTTGGTAAACGGGGCAGTAGGAGGAAACGTAGCGCCAGATGCAGGGTAAGGCGGGGCAGAAGTGTCAGTTGTTCCGCTACTAATTACTTCATAGATGAAGATGTTGGAGAACAAGAAATCACCGGCTGTTACAGGGGTGCTTGCAGCCCATGCAGTAGCCGCTACTCCCGTTGTAGATAACGGGGTTTGCGTAATTTGTAGAGTGCGTAAGCACCCTGTGTCTCTGACTACTCGCTCACGCGCACTATTGATATAGTCCGTTAACTCAGCATCATCCCAGAAATTGCCGTTGGCATCGTGTAGGAGCCTGCGGACTTCCGATATGTAGGAAGTAAGTGTTGCCATGTTGCTTCCATTTTATGCTGCCCTTTGGGTAACTTTTCCCCCTACGGATTTCTCAATCCGCAGAGGTACTACGCTAACCGCCGAGGGTAACGAGCGGTGCTGTTCGGGAGCCTGTGCAGTTATTTCAAACTTGCTCAGTCTTTCAATCCCAGAATTTAGGTCTGAATGAGAACGTATCCAACCCAGACGGGCCAGATACGGTTCTTTATTCTCTGCACCGTAACCAAACACATGCTTTGCAACATGCACAGGAACTTCTACGGGTTTACCCTTAAGAAATTCATAGAATACGCCACTGTACCCATCTGTGAGTGCAGTGTCGGTTCTGTTGGTTACGAATACAGTTTCGGTCATAGGTTCACAATGTCACCGTACACCGTAACTTCACAAGTTGCATCATTAGCGGTAGTTACTTTTACCCACAGAGCGCCAGACGAGTACACGTTAGAAACGGCATTCGCAGTAGGTGCAATGTCTTGAAAAGTACTTGTGCTTGTGATGTTTGCAAGTTTAGTGGTAGCAAATACAGCGTTAGCAGCGTTGCCATCGCTAGACGTAAGAATACTTACGTTAGCGGTAGCAGCAGTTGCGTTTGCATTTGAGATGGTGACACGGCGAACTATGAAGCTAGTGCCAACCACAGACATCACAGCAGCAGCATTACTTACCGCATTTAGCGGAACTGGTACTGCTGTGGCAATAGCAAAATTGCCAAATGAGTCTGGGTAGCGAGCGCCTACATTGTTTGCGTTCATGTCAACTCCTTAACTTGAGTAAGTGCCGGGAGCGTTGTTACCGCCGTTAGACGTGTACAGAGTCAAAGACTGAGTGCTGGTAGTTGCGTTTGCACGCACGTTCCAACCGTCAGAAATAACAGTACCGCCTGTGTTGGCTGCAATGTACGTTGTCCAAGCATTAGCACCAGCAGAGGTGTAAGCATTCACTTCAATAATCACGTTGTTTGTGGTTTGAGGAAGAATGTAAGCACCAGCAGGAACAAACTGAGCGGACGATGTGCCAGCGTTCATCAAAGTTGTATTGCCAATACCAATAGCGGTAATGGTGATGCCTTGGAGATACGCACCAGCCGTGTTAGTGGCTGCGTTGGCAAGAAGGATTTTATTTAGAGACAATGACATGTTCTATGCTCCTTACAGCGAGAGGTAGTTGTAACCTGTCACCTTGGTCATCGACTTAGGCTTGACGTTCACCAACTCGGCAATCATCAGAACCGCACCGACATAACCAATTTGCCAGTTGGGAAGCGTAGATTCAAATCCTGTGAACACGAACGAACCTTGCTCATGGATGTAGAGCGAGAGATAGTTAGTGTTGAGGAAGTAAACCGTACCTTCTGGGCAGTATGGGTCTGGGTAGATAGGTACACCAGCAACCATCAATGCGCGGAAAGCAGCTTGTGGGCCGTTGTTGTCGCCATCAAATCCCGAACCGGGGGTGATGACATATTGCTCTTGACCTACAAAGTCTTGAGCCAACAGAGTCCATGTACCAAAGCCACAAACACCAAAGCTAGGCATTTCAGCACCGTTCTTCACAGTACCAGAGATGTATTGCAAGATGTTTTGACGGGTTGGGTTAACCGAGCCAGCAGCGTATTGCTTAGACTTCCACCATGTGTAGGTATTACGGTTAATGTTTCCGTAAGTAGCAAGCGTTGTACCGTCATCTACAGCACCGGGCAGTCCAATGAACTGTTGGGTGTTAGTGGTGTTGGTGTACAAAGCCGTAGCCATTGCGTCCATCATCACGTTGGTAGCATCGTTCATACGAGCCTCAATCAACGGGATAATCGCTGCATCTTGTTGAACTGCGCCTTCCATACCGAGGAACGGCACGGGAGAAATCATCAGTTTCAAGTCAAATTCAGCGTTGTAAGCGCCTTGTTGAACTGACGGTTGGGCAAAAGAGCCGCTGTAGTCAGACCACTGAGCATTTACAAACTGAGCGCCCTGTACGGGAACAGTTACAGAAGATACACCGCCACTAGCTTGCTGACTATTACTAATCAGTGCTGCCAACAGAGGTGTAGAGTTATAAAGCTGGACAACCAGCTTGGGGATAAAGGCTCTACGAGTTACATAAGTCAGTTCAGTAAACTGATTCGACCCTGTAGCTGGTAGGATGCCGCCGCCAATAGCCATAAGGCCTCCTTACGTCACGATAGACAAAATAATACCCTCTTTTACAAACCGATAGGGCGAGTGGGCTTACGCAAATCACTCAATGCCCTTGCTGCTTCTTCACGAGCAGCACCGACAGGATTCTTCCAATACTTGTTGAGGTCAAACTGTTTAACAGGTGACGGGTTGTATCCAGAAGATGTTGGTACTGCTGCTTGTTTCATCCAGTTATGATACTGGGCTGCTGTCTCATGGTTGGTGATACCTTGTTCCAGCATAATCTTTTCTACGTCTTTGACCTCTGCTTCAGAAGAGATAAGACCCTTCTTAACCAGAGAGTTACGGCGACTTTGCAATTCTGCAATTGCATCACGCTCACGCAACTTTGCTTCCAAGGCTTGTACACGCTGTTCTGACTGATTGACAGCGTTGCGTGTAAAGTCTTCCATATCTAGTTCTGGAATAGGAAGGTCAGGTTTAACTTTCTTGGTCATCCGCAAGAACTCTTTACGAGTCTCAGGATTCTCAGCCAGCATTTGAGATAGGGAAGCCAGTTCATCACGGGCTTCTAAGGAGACGTTTTCTAATGACATAGTGTTACCCTCTTTATACGCTTATATAACTTTTTTTCCGTCAGCAGGCTTTTGCACCGCCATACCAGCTTTG